TGCTTGGGTCCCGGTTGTTACCGGTGCCGCTGCCGTGAATATCGGCGCGGTTGTTCCTAGGGACAGCGTCACTGCTGGTCCCTTCTGTGCGAACGGTAGTGAGCTTGTGAAGTAGTCGTGTCGCTTGCACACACGCAAGGGCATCATGTCCCATTGCGTATCTTCTCCCTGCCCGATCTCGTCGGTTTCGTAGGTGGTGCCGAATTGGCTTGTCCAGAACCATGGCTCAATGAGGTTCTGGTCTCGGAACCACTCGTTGTAGATCCTGAAGTATCCCCATATCGGCAGGGCGTTGAACTCCAGCTGTATGGCTGGTGGTCCGACTACGTCTGCGTATGCTCCTGCGGGCAGTCCGAAGTGATCGAGGACTGAACCGACAGGTATGGTTCGTGTCCCGCCCCCATCGGCTGGCGGGCTCAGTGTTGGTATCGTTTCTTCCTCCGTGCCTGTGATCAGGTTTTCCCACTGGTTTGTGCTGCCTTCGATGTTTCCACCTGGGGTGAAGTTCGCTTGGATACGGTTGGGTATCCAGAAGTAGAACGTCTCGATGTCGAGGTCATCGACTACTGGCGCGATCGGTGTTGCGAGTCGCGCCATGATTGCTTCCCGGTGTCGCCATGTATCGCCCGGCAGCACCTCTTCACACATGATCGGTATCAGATCCGATGCATCGAATGCCATCTTGCGCGTCTGTCTCAGGTTAAACGCGCTGCGTGGAACGTCTACGCTCGGGATTACGGCGAAGTTATGCTGTCTGCTTGTCTTGTTTCTATTCATCTCTCTTTCTCCTGTGATTGCCTTCTCGGCTCCGTGGGTTATCCACGGGATATACACATGTCTTCATGTGTATATCCGGTGGGTAACCCTTCTTGCTCCGCGTCTGACGAGCGCCTAAGGCGCACGTCGTCAGACGCTCTTATTCTTTTTCTTCGCGCGTGCGCGCGCGATCTCCGCGCGTGCGTGCGCGTTCTTAGGTCCTAATTCTTTCGCTTTCGCTACTCTCTGTTCCTTGATCATCTCTAACGCTAGTTTTGATCTTTTCTCTAGCCATCGGTCGTAGTACTTCGGCGGCTTCTGCTTCCGCCCTTCAATGACGACGTAGTCGTTTGTATAGACTTGGTTGCCGTATCGCTCCAACCACTTGCTGGCGATGCCCTTTGAGCCGTAAGCCCTTGGCTGTTCAAGGGGAACTAGTTCCCCTGTTTCTTCGTCAATCCTGACGTATTGCTGTTTCGCTCGTAACTTCTTGGTTACGTAGCTTGCTGTATATCTTGCTGTCTGGGCCGTGAGCGCTCCGACGCTCACGTGCCCTAATCCCCATGCTTCCTCGAGCACTGGGTGTGTCCACAACATTGTGGGTTGTGTTCGGAGGATGCGCCTCTTCTCGTCCGCGAATGCGTGGCCGAAAAGGCACGCATGATAGTGCGGGCGAAGGCTCGCATCTCCGTATTCTCCGACGGCGTAGTAACGCAGTTCGCCGAGGTGGTGTCGCAGTCGCTTCCAGAAGCGCTGCATGTCTTTTTTATAGGCAAGGCTTCCATACTCCGGTAAATGCTCGTCGGCATACGTGAGTGTTATGAAGCTGTTGTGTATGTGCGTCGTTGCTTCGTGCACGATGCGCACGGCCCACTGCCTTGCTTGTTCTTCCCTGCATAGGATGCAGGTTCCGCACGGTAGTGCGATTGTTATATACGCTCTCCCGTCTTGGGGAGCGTGCTTCCCAAAGCGTACCGGCCCGCCATTGGCGGGCCGGTACGCTGTTATTGGTTTTTCACACGCCATTAGAGCCGTTGGCCTCCCCGCAGAATCCTGCCGGGGTTGTTGATTGCCCGGTACGTCGACCGGGCCTTGTTGAAGCGCTTCGCGTGCTTCCTTCCGCTGATATTCCTACGCATATCTGCCTCCAAATGTAAAGGGCCGCCAGAAGTATTTCTGGCGGCCCTGATTGTGCCCCTTGGACCATCTGCCTACTAGATCTAGATGGTCCAGTTGACAGCGCTTGCTTTAGCAGTCGCTGTCTTAGTCAGTCGATCCCTCCCTTAGGTGGGGGTGAGTGACTCGAGCGCCTCCCTCAGGTTCCTGACGTGCCGCGTGAGCGTCGCTAGGCGCTGGTGGTGCCTTGTCCTGAATAGGGCGATGACTGGGACGGTAAGGGCCTTGTGAGCCGCTAGGCGCTTCTCCGCTTCGTCCAGTAGCACCCGTAGGCGCGGTGCGTGTGGGTGCTCCCCCTTCCCGAACACCTGTTCGAACGAGGCTGAGGCAGTTTGTGACGATGGTGAGTTTCGGGATGATCGCCCCGCTTTCTTGGTCGAACTCTCCGACCTGCCAGATTTCGAAGTCTTCCGGCTTTTGGCAGAAGTCATTCTTGTCGCCTCCGTTGATTGCTGTTGCCACTGCCGCCACCACATCCGGTGCGTGGTCGGCCATTACCGGCCGCTGAAAGTAGTTCAGCAGTCGGTCTCGTATCGCGAAGATCTTCATTTCGCGTCACCTTCCTTTGTCGCCGGCGTTGTTGCCGGCGGCGTCAGTATCTTCTTCAGCTCCTCTGGGGTCAATCTCGTGAGTTCGTCCGTGCTCATGTTCTGGAGTTCCTTCGGCAGTTTCCTCCTTAGCTGCGCCAGGCCTCGAGCCTGGTCCAGGAATCCCCGCAGGTCTGTCGGCAGTTTCGTGAAGTCCCCGAATCGGGGCGCTACTGCCGTTCCCGGTGCCTGTCCGTGCACCATGTACCGCGTCATGATGATATTGCGGTCGGTGTCGTGCGCCGCCGCTTGGTCAGTTGCGGTGGGCATGGTGGTTTTTGTCCGCGCTGCGGCCTTGTTTCGTGCGTGGTTGCTCATTACTTGCCTCTCAGGATTTGTAGGATTTGTTTGAACAGTTCGACGCCCTTTCCTGCGCCGCTGCTGCCTATTTCGCTCTCGAACCATTTGGCGGTTGCTTCCGCTTCGGGTACGGCGAGCTCGTCGAGCCGTTGCTTTGCCTTTCCGCTGTTGGCGGCTTGTTCGTTGGCTTTGGCTTGGCTTTCGCTGGCGGCCTTGAGGGCCGGCAGCATGTCGAGGATCTGCTTGGTTTGTGCGTCGGTGAGTTTGTGTTGCGTGCGTAGTTGCTCTACGCGGCTTTTGACCTCGTTCATTTCGTAGTTGTAGCGGGAACCCGCGTTGTCCGCGAACGACTTCGCGCTGTTTCCCTCTTGGACGGCCTTGTACGTATTGGCCCGGGTCAGTTCCACGTTGGCGCGCTGCTGTTCGATGGCTGCGCGTTGTGCCATGGCTGCGCCTGCACTTTGTACGCCGCGGCCGAGTCCCTCCGTTTCGCTCTGCACTGTCGGAGCGGTGTTGCTGGGTGTACTTGCTCCTCCGTTCAATGCGCTGAGCATTGGATTCAGTCCCGCGTTGAGCATGTCGCCTATCGAGCGTGAATACTCGGTGTTTGACATGCGTTCCATCCAGTCTCGGTTCTCCCGGTTGAGTTTGATGTTGGCTTTGTTGGCGGAGTGCTGACCCATAAGGTTCATCACCCCGCCTCCTATGCTGCCTGCGGCTGCCCATCCTGCCATTTCGTTCTCCTAGAACCTGTCGATGCCCGGCACGCTGTACGCCGGCATCATTCGGGCTACTTGGCTGTCGTGCACGATGTCCATGATGATTTGTGCACTCCACTGCGCGCTTGGCGCCGTGGCGAGTGATCGCGCCAGTGTTTCTTTGGTCTTGTCGAGGATGAATTCCGCATTGAGTGCGGGTTCGTCCATGAACTCTTCCGCGTAGTGCCACCAGTCCAGCGGTTGCGGGGCTGTGCTTCTGAGCACGCCCGTGATTTCGTTGGGTGTGTAGCGGTACTCCGCGCCCTGTTCCTGATAACCCCATGTGTTGTTCGTCGCCACGATGGTCGGCGGCATGTAGATTTCTTGGGTGAGTACGGCTTGTTCGCCGAGGCTCGAGAACAGCGGGTCCCAGAAGTCCAGCCGTGTGCGTCGTGCGATCCAGTGCCTGCGGAAGCCCTGCTGGTATGTCGGCGTTGCTCTCACGCACGCCACGCCGATGATGTATCCGTGTTCTGTTGCGGCGAAGTTGAATGTCTTCGCGACGTTGCTGGCGTGCATTTCGGCGCCGAGGTTGCCGACGGCGCTGGCCGCGTTGGCCGGTTCGGCGTCGTATGCTGCCGTCTGTGCGATTGGGTTTACCGTCACGGGTATCTTGCTCCCGCCGAGGTACTCGGGCCGGTTCATCCGGTAGTCGGGGCTTCTTACTCCCCAGTGCGCTAGCAGGTTTTCCACGTATCTGCTTCCGCCTCGAGCATCTCTTTCCAGCAGCTGCTGTGTCACTGCTGCCAGTCTGATTTCGTTGATTGTTTGCGCCGTTGCTGCGGTCAGGTCGGCGACCAGATTTGAGGGGTATACCCCGCCGTCGCCGCTGACGAATCCTCCTGCGGCGTCAAACCACATTTCGGTGGTTCCCGATCCCGGGTCTACGACCCCGAGGGTCGATGTTGCTGTCACGGGTGCGCCCGTGCTTGCTCTGCGCAGCTGCATAGCTGCTTGGGTCCCGGTTGTTACCGGTGCCGCTGCCGTGAATATCGGCGCGGTTGTTCCTAGGGACAGCGTCACTGCTGGTCCCTTCTGTGCGAACGGTAGTGAGCTTGTGAAGTAGTCGTGT